GCAAGTGTATGACCTAGACGAAATTATTGATATTTTAATGGCACAACCTATTGGAGAAGGAAGACATCAATGAAAATTAGTGAAATTAACCCAGCAACTCAAGTAGAAGTTTTAGGATATAAAGATTTAGCTGTTGGTACTATGTATGAAATTATATATGAACAATCAGGTTATCATATTGGTAAATTCTGTTTATTAATAGAAACTGATGATGGTCTTAAATTATTAATTCCTTATTTCTTCATATGATAAACCTTGAGAACGTAATTCTAAAATTTTTTCTTTGTGTTTCATTATTTTACTTTCTAAAAATTGAACAGTTACATTTATTAATGTACGAAAATTGAACAAAACTAACTAATTTAGGAGATTTGAATGTTGACTTTTAAAACTGGCGATGTTACAAAAGCAAAAGAGAAAGGTATACAACTTCTCGTTCACTGCGTTAATTCTGGATTCTATTTTGGTTCTGGAGTTGCTGTTGCTATAAATAATCATTTTGCTGGTAGTGTTGAACAATATGTAAACTGGGGTAAAAAGGGTTATCATTTTTGTGATTTTAGAGGAGAAAAAGTACCTGCTGAATTAGGCGAGGTGCAGTTTGTTCCGCATGGAAATGTTATCATATGCAATTGTGTGGGTCAAAAACGTCCCGGTAGAAAATTATTAAATAATGTCTTAGTAGAACCAGTAAGATTGTGGGCTATGAAAGAAGCGATGGTTAGTGTTTCTGATTTAGCTTATTCTTTGAAAGATAAAGGAAATGATGTTACAATTATTGGTCCAGAATTTTGTGGATTAAGGGCTGGAGCAGATTTTCAAAAGGATATTGTTCCTATTATTAAAGAATTGTGGGCTGAACACGACGTTGTTATTTATCAATATGAAGAAAAATAATTATACGTAAACTGAAAATAAAGATTTTTAAGGATTAATAATGCAATTAGTATCAACGCAACAAAAAACAATTAATACTATTGACCCAGCCAATACAGAACAGCTTAAGATTAAAGTCAATGCTAAAGCTTTCACTGTATTAATGGATAAAATGTATTCGAATAAAATTCGTGCAGTTATTCGTGAATTATCAACAAATGCCTATGAAGCACATCAATTACTTAAGAAAGAATCGACACCGTTTCTCGTGAATCTTCCATCACATTGGGATAATAATTTCTCAATTCGTGATTATGGTCCAGGTTTATCTCATCACGATGTAATGAATCTATATACCACATTTTTTGATTCTACTAAAGATAATTCGAATGAATTTGGTGGTGCTTTTGGACTTGGTAGTAAATCTCCATTTGCATATTGTGATAATTATATCGTAATCTCAATTCATGGTGGTAAGAAAAGTACTTATATTCTAGCTAAGAATGATGAAGGTATTCCAACATGCTCTCTTATGCATTCCGAAGATTCGGACGAACCAACTGGTTTAGAAATTAAGATAGCTGTTAATAAATATGACGTTGGGCACTTTGCTACTGAAGCATCTTTTGTTTACCGATTCTTCAAAACAAGACCTATAATTAAAGGGGCTACTTTAACTATTCCACCTGAAAAAGTGGTTGTTAAGGGAGATGGATGGGAAACTGTTGATAATTATGACAGTTTTGCTATTATGGGTAATGTTGCTTATTCTCTATCAAATTATACCGGTCAATTTAAAGAAATTATCAATATTCCTGGTATGAGATTGATTTTTAATATTGGTGAAATTGAACCTCAACCGAACCGAGAAGGTCTTTCATTTAATCAAAATACGATTAAAAGTATCGAGAAAAAACTAGCTAAAATTAAAGAGAGTGTTGAAGATTTAGTTAAAAAAGATGTAGAAAAACAAAATTGTTGGTGGGACGCTGTTATTGCGTATCGTCCAGCAAAAACTAAATACGCCTTTATAAAAGTAGACTATAAAGGAAGAAATCTTGATAATACTTTCTATCCTAAAAAGATTGTTGTAGAAGATGACCCGTATAATCCTGGTAAAAAACGTAATGTAAATGTTGATTTGGTATTTTCTTACCAAGAACGACGATATGGAACAAGAGTATTTACAACAAGCGGTATTAATCCACAGGAAGAAGTAGCATTTATTGTAGAAGATAAGTGTTCTTATTTAAGACAACGTATTAAAAAATATCTTGAAGAAAGTTCTGACGCAAGAAAAGCTTTTCTTATTCCAGTAGATGACCAAAAAGGACACGTAGAACTATTTGGTATTACTGAAGACAGATTGATTTTAGCATCTTCTCTACCAAAACCTGAAATTAATAAAAGTACTACATCTAATAGACATAAATCTAAAGTTCTGAAATTTGACAAAAAATGTCAGGGTGTGTATGCAGGTTCTTATTGGAAAGATGATGAAGTAGATTTAGAAAATGATTCTGGATTTTACATAGGTATCTATAATAATAGAATCTTATATAAAGACCAAGAAATTTCTCCAGATAAACTTGAATCACTCTTAAATTTTATGTCTATTAAGGATGATATTTTCGGTGTTAAAAAGGCGCATCTTGGTAAAGTAACGAGTCAAAATATGCAAAATTTAGAAACTGAGATTGAAAAATTCTTCAAAACGAATACAATATTAATGGAGAAATTGTATCACGGTAATAGTGACTGGAATGAAATTAAACATCATTCTTTAGTTCGTGTTATTAAACTTAACTCCAAAATCGCAAAATACTTCGGAGGATTAGACCAAGATGTAGCAGAACTTGAAAAACTATCAAACGATTATAACAAAAACTATCAGATGCTAAATCTTTTTTATTCTTGGAATGTAGTCAATAATTTTAATGCTACTCAACGAGTAAATAAGACTAAAGAAAAACTTGATAAATACAACAAAATGTATCCACTCTTACAATATATTAATTCATCACAGCTTCACAATTTAACTAGAGATATTGAGTGTTATCTCTTGGGTGCTAATCAGAAAGGTAATCCATAATGTCATTGCCACTAGTCAAAAACAAAACCGGTTTCTCAACTATCGTTAATGGTGTTCCTTATAATGTTCGCGAAGACCATTCAGCTTATAGTTTACTTTTACAAGCTGTATCAGATGGTGACGAAGAACGATTTCTTAATAACGTATCTGTAAAGAATGTTGTTACCAAAGCAGTATCTAAACTAAGTTCTGTAGGAGTCACGGTTGAAGAAGACCGTGTTCTATGGAATGGTAAAGAGTTAAATAACGCTCTAGTAACTCGTATCTTAGAATTCCAGCGAGGCGGATTAGATTTCCAACCGTTGGTTAATTTCCTAACAAATCTTCTTCAGAATCCAAGTAGTCGTGCAGTTGAAGAATTGTATCCATTCTTGGAAAATGAATCTCTACCAGTAACAGAAGATGGTTGTTTCCTTGCTTATAAGACTGTTGGTTCAGATTTTTATAGTAAGACATCTGGAAAGCTTACACTTCTTAGTGGTAAAGCAAATGCTGGTGGACAAATTTATAATGGTGTGGGTGAAGTAATTGAATGTCCAAGAAATGAAGTAGACGATGTTGCAGGTCGTACCTGTTCTGTTGGTCTACATGTTGGCGCATTCGCTTATGCTGGACCTGGCGGTGCATTCAATTGTACCGGGGACAAGGTTGTTATCGTTAAGATAAATCCACGAGATGCTGTATCTGTACCAACAGACCATAACGCACAAAAGCTTCGTTGCTGTCGTTATGAAGTTGTACAAGAGTATGTTGGTAAGCTTGACCAGCCAGTATATAACTATAATCCTGAAGCTGGTACATTAGACGGTTGGGATATCTTCGATATTGAAGATGATGAAGTTTCGTATCGTGAAGTAAATTACACACCAATGATGCCAGAAAACGTATCTATCGGTGATGTTGTATCGTTTGTTTATCATGACGTGTCACGACTGATTAAAGTTACTGATGTTTACTCTAATTACTTCAGAGGTTTTGAAGTAAGTCTTGGTGAATTTGAAGACGATTGGTCTGAATATCAAGAAACAGTGAATTACAAGAGTTTCCGTCATAGTGACATTCGGAGATTAATGGTTGCAACCTAATTATTTAATGTCTCAATTTCCTGAGGCACTATTTAAAACAAGAAAAGAAGATTATGCGGTGTATGAGTCTCGTATTCAACGAGGATTCAGCACCGCGTTTTCTTCCAATCTTGTAATTTGTGGTTTAGCTCGGGATATTAGACCATATATTTCGTATCTATATAATCGAGTTCTACATTTAGGAAGCTTCTTTAAGGATTATAGTGTAGTAATTGTTGAAAACGATTCTATAGATGGTACAAGAGAAGAGTTGGAAAAAATCCAACAGACAAATCATAGATGGATGATAATTGGTGAAAAGCAAGGAAAGATAAGGCATTGTCAAGATAAGTCGTTGAGACGGCGAATAGATATGGCCTTTTACCGAAATCAATATTTGAATTTTGTTAACGCACACTATGGCAAACCCTTATATCCCGACATTCCAACATATATGATTATATTGGATACAGATTTGTTGGGCGGTTATTCATACGAAGGCGTTTTAAATAGTATTGGATACGAACAACAATGGGACTTTATTGGTTCTAATGGATTGCTGTTTAGAAAACGAGATAATCGGTTTGAAAGATTATTTTATGATACTTGGGCTTTTAGAAAGTATGGGTCATGGAATGATATAGGAAAAGCGGGTAACTTGTTTCTTTGGGAACGCGGAGATGAACCAGAGCGAGTTTTCTCTTGCTTTGGTGGATGTGGAATTTATAAATGGGATTCGATTAAGAATTTAAGATATAACGAAACCGATTGTGACTGTGTTACTCTCCATAAACAAATGATTGAAAATGGTAAATATCTATTTATGAATCCTAGTCAAATAACGCTTTATAATAATCATCAATATTGTAGTGAATTGGAGTAAAAATGGCAGCTAAAAAATCAACAGTGACAGAACCTCAAGAAGGACAATATTGGTTTATATGTAATGAACATACTTTTTCTTTATGTAAAATCATAATCATTAAAGACGATAAATATTATTTTCAAGAATGTTATAATCGCGGTAAAGGTGTAGCAATAAAAGAACAATTTCTTAGACACTGGAAACCAAATAATTTCTGGAAACTTTTTGGATACAAATAGTGATAAGTCGTAAAGAACGAGAAGAAAACGAACGTGATAATAGAAGTGAAGCGTGGGCTGTTGGTTTTTTATGTAAATTATTTAAAATTAATAAATTAGACGCAATTGATATTAATGATGATTTACCAAGAATCAAAAGTACACTCAATCGTAAAATGATAGATGCAATGCTAGGTAAAAATAAAGAGGAACATATTTTAGCTAGATTAAAAAGATTAACAGGTAGAACCAAATGATTACTTTATGTTCAGTAGTATTTAATGAGTCTAAAAGAATAAAAGAATTTATTAATTATCATAAACGATACTTTGATGATATTATTATAATTAATCAGGGGTCTACTGATAATACAGCTGAAATACTATCTGAATTAGGTGTAACCTTTTTTTATGATGATAATCAGGGATTAGCAGAACCATCTAGACATATTGCGGCTTTAAATTGTAAAACCGACTGGATTCTATTTTTAGATACCGACGAATACATTACTCCTGAATTTGCTGATAAGCTATCTGATTATTGTAATGATAAATATGACGGGTATATATTGGAACGTTCTAATTATATAGAAGATAAATTTATAAATAGCGAAGCTAACCAATATAGACTGTTTAAGAAAACAAACTGTGTATTTAAAAATTTCTTACATGGTGGTATAACTCCTAGACATGGTTCTAGATATTCAATTATTAATAATGCAATTATTCATAAAAAAAATACAGAAGAACATTTATTTGACCATAATACATATAAAGATTTAGTTTTAAAAACTCCTGAATGTGTTAGCCCATTATGGTATAATCACTATTTAGCAAGAACATTTCCTTTAGAACAGTTAATTACTTTTGTCGTTACAACATCTGCTAAACATAATAATCCATCTATTGAACATATTAAAAGAGTATTTAATAGTTATAATGAAAAATTTGGATTAGTTAATTGTAAAAAAATATTAGTGGCAGATGGTTTCAACGAAGAAAGAAATATAAATAATAAAACCTACAATAAATTAGGATTATTATCTAAGCCGTTATATGAAGAATACAAAGTTAATCTAGAACAATATTGTTTAGAAAATAATATTTTATTCTTAACCCCTTCTACTAATCTGTATATGGACGGGGCAATACTGTATGGTACAAGACATGTAAGCACTCCGTATTACTTATACTCTCAGGATGACATCACCGCTGTTAAGTCAGTAAATTTATCTGACATATTAGAAAAAATGTCTTCCAACGTTTTAATTAAACGACTTAATTTTCATAATTATGATTTAGTAGAAGATGAATATAATTATAAATTAGAACAAGTAATGGACCCATTTCCATGTTTAAAGACACCAAACTGGTCCTCTAATCCACATATTGGTTATACACATCACATGAATTATGTGTACGGTCCAATTATTGATAGATTAAATAAATATCCTCTTGAAAATACTATGAATAAAGAGATTCAAGAGAAAATTAAAAATTGGGACTATGAGCAAGTCCATAGAATGTATGGTACCTATATTTATGGTACAAAAGGCGAATCTAGATATGTTGACCATGATTTTGAATATCTAAAAGAAATAGAAGCATTAAAATCCAAAGCTAGATATCATAGTTATAATTTTCCAGATGGTACTCAAGCGGTTGGAGAACTATCAACAGAACTATTAAATAGACAATTTGAATGGTTAGGAAATATTGATTTTACAAACAAAACCGTTTTAGATATTGGTTGTTGGGATGGATTCTATTCAATAAAAGCAAAAGAAAAGGGCGCATGCTTTGTTCTAGGAATTGATGTAAACCCGTGGGGTAAAACCGACTGGATGGATAATTTCAACGAAGCAATAGAAAAGTTTGGTTTTGATGAAACAGGTATATGTTGTAGAAATCAAGACCTGTTTGATACGGATAGTAAAATTTATGCATCTGATATAGTTCTGTTTATGGGCGTTCTATATCATTTACAAAATCCCCTTGGTGCACTTAAAAAGGTTCGGGAACTTACTAACGAACTCTTAGTCTTAGAAACGCTCATTGATGGAGAAGACCAACCTTTTCCTTGCCTTAAGTTCTATCCTGGTAACGAGATGGCAAATGACCCAACTAATTGGTTTGGTCCAAATAAATTATGGATAGAATCCGCACTGAAAGTTGTTGGTTTTAATACTGTGAAACTTGTCCATGAATGCGAAAATCGTGTAGTTTACCATGCCTCATAGTGTATTAATTATTAGGGCTAGACAGGCACTCGACTCGGGTAATAGTAAAACGATGCAACACGTAGAGGATGGTGGCTACGTAAAAACCATTCAAAAAATAAACGCAAAATCTTATGCTCTAGCAGCTTAATTTTCCGGGGACCAATAACCCTTATTATTGGAAATTGGAGATAAGCTGTTACCTCCAAAGATGTTACAGCAATAACTAATCTGTGTCCGTACAGTTACGGAATAATGTTGTAGATTCTTTTATAAAAAACGCCGAACACCACGGTTCAATTCCGTGCTAGTCCACTATGAAAGGAAATAAATGTTATTTTTATATAATTGGGAATTAATACCAAAGTCAGAATTAACTCTATTATGGGGTATTTGTGGAATTATTGAGTTTATATTCGAGGTAGCAATTTTACTCAAATTAGCGGGCGCATAAAATGAAAGCTTATGGTTCTAAAGGTAATTGGGATACTGAAGATTTTGGTGAACCATCCAGAATAAGAAAGATGACCGGTAAAAATCGTCATTATCTAAGGCGCTGTTTTCATAAACAAGGTCGAAATCAGGGTAAACAAGATATAAGGAAACAGTTAAATGATGACGCAGGTAATTGAATTTGTGTGTGATTTATGTCAGAAGAAAGTAAATTTTATAGACAATGGTCATGCTAAATCATGTGGCTGGGTTATTGTTGATTTGAGTACAGCAGAAACAGTAAATCAAAAGTGTGTCTGCATAAAATGTGTAAATTCTATTGTTAAAAATAAAGATAGTAAATGACAATTAATAGAGATTGTATTAATGTAATCAAAGAAATCTATCCAGATATTAATGACGAAACCGCTCTATATATACTTGAACAGAACACAGGATATCCTTGGTTTCTAGAATATCCACAATGGGGTGATTATCTGAGAACGATTTTGAGAGTTAAAGAAAAAACTTATCAAAAGATGTTTAATAGGTCTGTACTTCAATGTGTTTTGGAAGAATTTGAAAGTAGAGAAGAATAATGGAACTTTGGGAAATATTAGTACCGACCCAATACAATGATACAAAAACACCAGTTAAAACTAGACATCATAGACAATGGGACCAGATGGTTAGAAAGATAGCTGGTGGATTAACTATATTTAAACCTGTCAAAGGACAGTGGATACACATGGAATCTTTATATGAAGAAAGAAACATCCCAGTTCGCATAGCTTGTACCGAAAAACAAATAAGACAGATTGGTGAATTTACAAAAAAACATTATAGGCAAATTTGTATAATGATTTACAAAATATCAGATAATGTAATTTTCATTAAATAAAAAGATGGTAGAACTAACTAATAATGAATATAAAGCTATCTAAGGAAATCAAGGAATTGTAAAATGTACATTCTTCTTCTGATATTATTTATGGCTGAACCTCGTCCACTTACAATAGTCGTGGATAATAGTCGTAACTCTAAAATGATTCAAAGAGATTTTACATATGACTGGTCATTATTATCAAACGATAAAGCGCAACGATTTGATGAAATTCAAAAGAAACTTAAACCTAGAATTACATTTATCGATGTTACTAGTTTAGATTCAAAAGTTTTAAAATATCGTAATGATAAATATCCATATTTGCTATATGGTGAAAGAGGAACCGATATAGAATATCTTCCTGAAGAATCATTTTTAATGGCTAGTTTTCCATTATTGTCTACAGAGACATATTTAAACCAAATTGAATTTGATTATACAACATATAAAAAATTATGTATTGAAGCTGAAGACAATGCTGGTAATGAATACGAAAAATGGTTAGCAAATAATAAACCAGAAGAATTACAAATGTTTATTCAACTCTTTTATCAAGAAGAGTTTTATCAATTACCAACATATAGAGAATATTTTAAAAAATTCAATAATATAAAAGGTATTCCAGTATTTTTACCGAAATATCCTTCTAAACCTAGAATTTGGTATCCTTGGGAAAAAGAGTATCAATTATTTGATAGTACCGAAAAATACGAAAGAGCAGAAGATGAAGATAGACCGTAGAAATTTTCTAAGCACAAGTGCAGTAGTAGGTTCAACAGTATTCAGTAATTCTTTATTAGCAGAAGGAAAAGCAAAAGAAAAGTCTGTCTTACTTATTTATCTTCATGGAGGAATTTCTCACGCAGAATTCACTCATGCTGTAGATAATATGGACGATAAAATCAACTCTGTGACAGGCGTGATTAAAACTAGTGCTGGATTTAATCTTGGCGGCACTTTTGAGAAATTAGCTAAACACTCTAATAAAATGAACATCGTCAAGTCTTTTTCTCATAAAGATGCTAATCATTCTACAGCTGCCGCTTGGGTATTAACATCAAAAACACATACTGGTGTAGCCGAAGGTGGCGCCCTCAAAGAACCTTCTTACGGTTCTTTAGTATCTAAATATTTTGGAACTAGAACATCTATTGGCATTCCTACATATACCAAAGTGAATAAAATTGATTTTGGTGTTCGTAGAGATGGTCCGGCATGGTTAGGTATAAATTACACCGGATTTGATGCGGATGAAGAAGGCATCAATAATCTAAAACTTGGTATTTCAAAGAATCGCGTTGATGACCGAATGAAGATTGTTGAGATGATTGACCGTAAAGATTCAGCTATGGATAAGGCCTGGACAGATTTACGTAGAGAAGCTTATAATGTTGCAGTAGGTAAGGCTAGTGAAGTCTTTGATTTATCTAAAGAACCTATTGATATACAAACAAAGTTCAACATTACAAAATCAGGGTTTGGTAAATCATTATTAATGGCTCGTAGATTAATCCAAAATGGTTCTAGATTTGTCTCAGTAGTCCATGGTGGATGGGACATGCATAATGATATCCTTGAGGGCTTTAAACGACAAGGACCAGAATTAGACTATGGTATTGCTACAATAGTAGACGAATTAGAACGACTAGGTTTGTTAGAGACGACATTAGTAGTTATTACAACAGAGTTTGGGCGCACATATAAAATAAATGGAAGCTCTGGAAGAGACCATTGGAATAGTGTTATTCCTCTTGCTTTTATTGGTGGTGGATATGAATATGGTAGAGAGATTGGTTCGGTAGAAAGAGATAATTCGGCTCCACGTGATAAAATCTATACACCAGCAGATTTAAATTGTACCATTATGGACTTTTTAGAAATTCCAGAACACATTGTATTCGTTGATGATATGAGAAGACCACATCACCTTTATGAAGATGGGAGTAAAAATATATTATTATGACTCATGAACAATGGTGTTTCTTACACGATGTTGAATCTTATATTTATCAAAAAAGTAAATCCGACCATATAAGTCGAGCTATCGCTGGACAAATTGGTATTAGACTTAGAAATTATATAAAAGACAATCCTGATTGTGAAAAAACTAGGTTAGCTAAAGAATTACTAGAGAAAGCAAAAGTTTCTTTATAATGATAAAACTTCATATATATAAATATGTAATTGAAAATGGTTATAAGATAGTTAAATCTTACAAAAGGATTGATACTACAGCATTGAACGCTCGTAAAGAAATTGCTAATGCTAAATTGTATCTAGGTACATGGTATGCTGGTAGTATGATTAAAAGGAAAATTTGATGTTGATTTTGCCAGATAAGTTAATTAGATATATTGGTGCACCTGTTCTTGACGATACCAAAGATACATTGGGTGAATTGATATATTGTATTCCTAACAATATGAAAAAATTGATGATATATGTGAAATAGCCAAACGTGGTGACATACACGATGGAAGAATTTTCGCCAAATTAACCTTTAGGTCTTTTGGTGGAGTTAAATACCTGACAGAGGTAAAATAAATATATGTGTAAAATATGTTCAATTTTGATAATGATTATTTGCTTATGTGGTTTGAACACTTCTTTATATTTTGGTAATTATCATCCTAGAATATTTTTTGCTTTTTTCTGGGGATATATGTTTTCTTTACAACTAACATTGTTAATATATAATTCTTTTGAGAAAGACAAAAAATGAATCTAATTCAAGAACTTGCAAAAGAAAAATTGATTACACCACCTTATTGGTTACCAGATAATATTTGTTATTTAGTAATTGCTGGTTCTGAATCATATGGTACTGCTACAGATTTTTCTGACAAAGATATACGTGGAGTAACTTTTCCTTCTAGACATATTTTATTTCCTTGGGAGACAGGAGTTATTCCTGGATTCGGAACTCAACCACCTAAGTTTGATAGCTGGTTAGAACATCATGTTGATTATAAAGATAAAAATTATGATATGGAAGTCTATAGCATTGTTAGGTACTTTGAGCTATTGCGATTAGGGAATCCAAATATCATAGATACTTTATTCGTTCCAGAGACTTGTGTTCTACATATTACACAGGCTGGAATTCATATGAGAAATCATAGAAGAAAGTTTTTATCCAAAGCTTCTATTTCTAAGTTCTTAGGTTTTGCTTGGAATCATATGCGTAATATGAAGAATCCTAAGAAAACTGGTAAGAGAAAAGATTTGGTTGAGAAGTTCGGATATGATACTAAAGATGCTGGACATGTCTATCGAACAGCAGCAGGATTAGAGGACATGCTCCTTTCTGAAGATTATGATATTCAAAAACATAGAGAAGCGGTCAAAGCAATTCGTGCTGGACAATGGACTTATGACCAACTCAACGATTGGTTTACTAAGAAATTAGCTTCTATTGATGAATCTAAAGCTAAAAGTAAACTACCAGAAGAAGCTGATGAACTTGAACTTCGTAAGATTCTACTTGAGTGTCTTGAGATTCATTATGGTAGACTCGATAAAGTAATCGTGGACGATAATCGGGCGAAGAATATGCTTCGTAAGATTGAGAATATCCTAAGAGAAGGAACTGGAGCTTTTTGATGTTCAAATTTCCATTTAATGTAAGATATAATATAGGTCAATATCTAATATATTTCGGTTTAGCTTCAGAATTAGAAATTTTAGGACATTTTAATGTTGATTTTTTAAAAACTGAATTAAGATACACCGAAGAATTACTAAAAGAATTGGGACATAGCAAAAACGATACAATTTATGTTTATAAATTAACTGATATATATGATAGTACAAATTCCTTTATTTATAGGTCTACAAAACAAATAGATAGTAATTATTTTGTTTTATCTTTTGAAAAACGAATAAGATAGGATTTTTAATGATAGAACTTGATGAATTTGGTCATGCTATGTGGATTCATAAAGAAATTCCAAATATTGTTCTCGATAGAAGTTATCGTTGGTGTGACGATTACATAATGATTGATGAAAATCAAGGTCGACTCTGTATTCAAAACGGGAAACTGTCTGAGTTTTGTTTAGATAATTGGATTCCACTTGATTATGAATCGTATAGAAAACGATATTTCAAGTGTGGGTCTTGTACTCCTGATAAAACCTGTGACGATTGTAAATGGCCCAATTGTTAGGAAATAATATGTGCTGAAAACCGCGCATTAAATCCTTCGAACCCATATTCAGCTACAAAAGCTTCTGCTGAACATCTTGTGACATCTTTTGCTAATACTTATGGTATTGAATACTTAATTACTAGAAGCACAAATAACTACGGTCCTAGACAAAACGAAGAAAAACTTATTCCAAAAGCTATTAAAAAGGCAAAAGAAAATCAACCTATACCAATTTACGGTGATGGTACTCATATGCGCGATTGGATTCGCGTAGAAGATAATGTAGATGCTATTTACCATCTGATACAAAATAATCATCGTGGTATATTCAACATTGGTGTTAATAATCTCTTAAGCTCTAGAGAAGTTGCGGAAACTGTTATTGATACATTAAAATCTGATTCTAAAATAGAATTTGTTACTGATAGACCTGGACATGACTTTGTTTACTGTATTAATAATCGTAAATTAATGAGTACAAACTGGAAACCAAAATATCTAGATTTTGATTTAGATTGGATTAAGAATTAATGCAAACGTTTTTACCTTATCCTGATTTTGCTAAATCTGTTGCTTGTTTAGACTGGAGGAGACTTCGGCAAACAACGTGTAGAAGCTATGCAACTCTTAAATAGTCTTACTGGAAAATCAATTGGTTGGAAAAATCATCCAGCCTGTTTGATGTGGAAGGGTAGACACGAAGCTTTAGCTTTGTATATGAATTATTGTATCAATGAGTGGATTGGTCGTGGTTATAAAAATACAATGAAACTTTGGACTAATTGGACCGAACCAACTATTATTATGCCAAATTGGTTTGGTGACCCAGATTTTCATGCCAGTCATCGTAGTAATTTGCTTCGTAAAGATGTGGGATGGTATGGCCAATATAATTGGGACGAACCTCATGATTTAGAATATGTTTGGCCTAAAGGTGATATAATATGAGAAAATCTGAACGTGAACTAGCAATAGCAAAAAAACGACAAAAACAATGTGAATCTGCTCATAATGCGTTTTATTGTAGAACACAAGCTTGGGGTAAATATCTTGTTAACATAGGAAAATTCTTCAAGAATAGATTAAGTAGTTTTATTAGACATTGTGATTGTCCAAGATATATAGGTGGAGTTAAAAATAAAAAAGCAGATTTAAATTTTAAAGAACAAAAAAGAGATTTTGAAAGGAACGAATGAATTATCAAATTATAGACATCCATGTGTGTTCTCAATGTAAAAAGACTGTATATGGTAAAAAATAATGTTGGTTTATCCTCAATGGAGTATGCAACATTTTTGTTCTGAAAAATGTAAACAGAAATATATAATTGAAAATAAGGTGAAAGATGAATCTAATCTTTGGTCGAGCGAATTCGAAACTTATAAAACTACAAACAAAAACAGGAAAGAAACTTTACACGTTTAGTTTATTAGCTGGACATAGTTGCGTTGGAGCTAAAGACTGTCTAGCACATGTAATAGAGACTCCAAACGGTAGAAAACTTATAGATGGGCCTGACCAAAAATTTAGATGTTTCTCAGCTAGTCAAGAAGCATTATTTACAAATGTCTACGAATCTAGAAAGAAAAATTTCGAGCAAATAAAAAATTGTGGTAATTCGGTTGAAAAAATGACCGCTCTTATTATAAAAAGTTTACCACAAGATGCAGAAATAATTAGGTGTCACGTGAGTGGTGACTGGATGACATACAATTATCTTTTAGCATGGTGTGAAGTTGCACGACTTAATCCAAAAAAACTATTCTATGCATATACAAAATCTTTGCCCCTATATATAAAAGCAAGAGAAAATGGGGTCATACCAAAGAATTTAAGTGTGACCGCTAGTAGAGGCGGTAAGTGGGACTCACTCATTGACCAATATAAATTAAAAGAAGCTATTGTAGTTTATTCTAAAGCCGAAGCAAAAGCTAAAGGATTAGTTATTGATGAAGACGATTCTCACGCTTTATTTGGCAAGAAATCATATGGGCTTCTGATTCATGGTGTTCAACCTCGTAATTCCTTGTCTGGTAAAGCCTTAAGTAAAATTAATAAATTTAAAAAGAAAAAGAAAAAATGCAAATAGTATATGAAAAAACTGGTAAGAAATTTTCAGATATTCCTGTTGGTTCTTTATTTTGTTTTAATGTATTACATAATAATGTCTATTTAAAAATTAAAACAATTGACTATTCTGAAGTAAATGCTGTCAGTCTAACCAATAATGAACTATGTTATGTAACCGAAGTTGGAGATGTTATTCCTCTTACAGGTAAATTAGTAATAATATGAAATATCAAATTCGCCGTATTCCAATAGACTTTAAAGTTGGAGAAATAATAACCTTTGAGTCACAACAATTAACAAAAATTTTAGATGTGGAAGTGTGGGCATCTGGTGCGATTGTTACAGTGTTAGAAAGGTGGGGAGAAAAACCTGGACCTAATAAACCCCATAAAATAATTATTATGGCTGAGGGGCAAGAAATTGACCTAACATTTTCATATGAGCCTACTTTATCTAGATGCTCAAAGTTTATTTATCGAGGTATTACTTACTATACTTTTTCATTATAGGTAATTTATGTATCCAATTAAAAGTAAAACATTATATTCATTAGATTCTTCTGGAAATGTTCGTATTTGGTATATGGAACAAAAGCTTAATGAATATAGAATGATAAGTGGTATTAAAGACGGTGCATTAGTTTATTCTGATTGGACAACAGTCTTTGGTAAGAATACTGGAAAGAAAAATCAAACTTCTGATGTAGAACAGTGTAAAAAAGAAATAGAAGCAAAATATAAAAAGAAACTTAAAGAAGATTATTTTGAAAATGAAACTGATTTAGGACAATCAAGATTTGTGCAACCTATGTTAGCGCATAAACTTAAGGATTACAATCCAAATAAAATTGGTCTTTTTTCTGGTAATTGGGGAATTCAAACGAAACTTAATGGCTCTAGATGTATAATTACTAAGGATGGTGCTTGGACTAGGAAGGGCGAGAAGTACCTAACAATTCCACACATCACAAAAAGTCTAGCCCCATTCTTCTCTGCCTTTCCAAATGCTGTTCTTGATGGCGAATTATTCAATGAATCACTTAGACAAAAATTAAACGAATTAATGAGTCTTGTGCGTAAGACCAAAAATATTGGTGAGGAAGAACTTAAACAATCAGAAAATATCGTGCAGTATCATATCTATGATGGATATGGTTTTGGTAAAATTCCATTTAAAGAAGAAGAAGCTTATAACAATAGATTTAATTGGATATGCGCTCATTTATCTAATTATTTAGATAATGATACATATATTAAATATGTTGAGTATGAAGTACTTTTTAATCAGGCTCAATTAGATAATTATTACGTAGAACTGATTAATAATGGTCATGAAGGTATAATTTTAAGAAATTTAAAAGGCGCCTATGAACATAAAAGAAGTAAACATCTTCTTAAACATAAGCCAGAGGACGATTGTGAAGTAACTATTATTGATATTAACGAAGGTAAAGGTAATTGGGCTGGAACTGGTAAAGTTTTAACTGTAACAGGTTCACATGGCACATATGATTGTACATTTAAAGGTTGTTACGAAGACGCTGTCCAATTTTTACAAGATAAAGATTATTGGATTGGACGTACAATAACGATAAAATATAATGGTCTAACAGGATTGGGCACACCAAACTACGCTCAATTTGATTATTTGAATTGTCTAAATCATGCCTGATAAAATAGTATTAGATAAAAATAAAGTAAAGCTAGAATATATACCAGAGTTTGATGAACTTATTGAGTATCAAGAGTATGCACATATAAAAAATAAAAGAGAGCATTATAGACTGTTATCTTATATATCTAAACAGTTCAATAATTGTTATATCTCAGACTTTGGTACGTTGTTCGGAGCCTCAGCATTAGCTCTGTCTCAAAACTCAACAAATCATGTTCATTCTTACGATGTAGATATTAAACCTAAACGATTTAAAAAAGAAAATATTACCTTTAATGAAAAAGATGCTGTAATATCTATTATGGCTAAATATTCACAAATAATACTTCTAGATGTAGACCCACATTATGGACAATTAGAACGTATTATTTATGCCAAGTTAATTATTGAGGGATTTAAAGGTATTCTTATATGTGATGATATATTTTTGAATGATGAGATGCGTGCATTTTGGAATTCTATTAAACTTGACAAATATAACTTTACTGATGTAGGACACGCTACAGGAACCGGTATTGTTGATTTTGGTATTGGAATCGAGGTAATTGAACGTGAAGACTTTTGAAATTCATATTACTGTTAATGATAATGTCGCTCAGTTTCATAATGTGTGTGAATTTATACTTGGTATTAAAACTATACAAATAGAATCTTTAGATAGATTTAGTAATCCTGTTGATGTTCAGCATATGACCTCTATAATCAAAAATTTTACTGATAAACAAACCGCAATAGATTTTGCTACTGATTTATCTAAATTATTGAATAAGTTAGATTTTAATGTTATAAGAACTAAAGTAGAAAGTCCAATTTATGATGAATATTTATATGATGCGTTATATGTAGAGTCTCATTTTGAATCAAACCAATTTATTTTTCCTACTAGTAGAAACGTTAAGAAAAGTACTTTATTAGCTACTCATCGAGAGTATGATATAAACGCTTATCAATATTTTATAGACTTTCATAGTAAAAGAAATCATGAATTAGAATTGTGTCTTTATGATTCAAATATCAATCTTGACACTGAATGGTTTAATTGTTATGGTACAATAACTTAGGAAATATAATGGATATAAATTTGGTAGTAAGAATAATGAAATTAACAGAAGCTCTAAGAGAAATTAAAGAATTTTGTCAAAGATATCCAATAGAAGATAAAGACGATTTCAATCCTATGATTGAATCTGGTGGAAATTATGATGATTGTTATCAAATCGGATGTACTCATGGAGAACAAGTTTTAGCAAATAGTGTGCTTAATATTATTAGCGGACACGATTTAGAGGATATATAATGTTGGATACTCTTGGCGATAGAATGAAGTTTTACGAACAATCTACTATGGATGGTTCTCTACTTCTTCCAAAAATTCCTATTATTGCAAGACTTGACGGTGTAGCATTTCATAGTTACACTAAAGGATTACAAAGACCATACGACGTGGCTATGTCTAACGCGATGGTGAAAACAACACAATATCTAGCTGAAAGTAGTAACGCGCTAGTTGGGTATACTCAATCTGATGAAATTAGTCTAATGTGGTTGGTTGATGGTTTTGAAAACCAGATGTGGTTCAATGGTAAGGTTCAGAAACTTGTATCTGTATTAGCATCAACTTGTTCTGTAAGATTTAATGCTCTTAGAACTGGTTCTACTGATAGAATTGGCGTTTTTGATTGTAGAATTTGGAATGTACCAACCAAAGAAGAAGCATTGAACTATTTTATTTGGAGAGAACGAGATGCTAGCAAGAATTCAATAACTATGGCGGCTAGTACAGTTTATTCTCATAAAGAACTTCATGGTAAGAATTCAAAAGAAAAACAAGAGATGCTATTTCAAAAAGGTATCAACTGGAATAACTATCCAGCATTCTTTAAACGTGGTAGTTTTATTAAGAAAGTTGCTACTCAGAAAAAGTTCAGTATTGAAGAACTTGGTAAGTTACCAGTAAAACATGAAGCAAGAAAAAATCCAGAGTTACTAGTTAGTCGGTCCGAATATCAGATTATGGATTGGCCACGTATTTCTAGTATAGAAAATGCTTTGGACCTATTATTTAAGAAAGATGTAATTAAGTAATAAAATCTCCAAAATCAAATAAAATTGTGTATATTAGATAGGCAACTACTAATTTACTGGAGATTTTTATGAAATTTAAAATGTGGACAGATGAACAGATTGATTATTTGAAGGATAATTATGGTAAAATATCTGCTGAAGAAATAGGATTAAAAATTAATCGTTCTGCAAGAGATGTTATGAATAAAGCGTATTTATTAAAAATTAAATCAACTTATAAAAAACAGAATAAAACATGGCAAGAAAAATTAGCTAAAACAAATATAAAAATGATTTCTGATTTCACTAAGTCAAAAAATAAACATGAATTTATATGTCCTTATTGTAATAATATTTTTAAAGCACAATTTGAAAAAATTATAAGTTTTCATACTCGCTCTTGTGGTTGTGTTAAAGGACCAAAACGAAAACTTGGTTCTAAATATTTATCTCAAAATCATTTAACAAAAATAGAATATACAGCAAGAATTAAACAATTGGATTATAATTTAACCAGTGATTATTTAGATAAGTTATTAGAAGAACAAGATTTTAGATGTAATTTATCTGGAGTAGAACTTACATTTGGATTAACCACAAATAAAAAAATAACAGCATCTTTAGATAGAATAGATTCTAAATTAGGATATATTGAAGGTAATGTTCAATGGTTACACAAAGATGTAAATTATATGAAACAGGAATATAGTCAAGAATACTATATAGATATATGTAAAAAGGTAGCAAATAATGCAAGAAATTAATTTGATTGGGGGAGTAAATAAATTATCATATGGACGAGTTACAATAAATCTATTAATTCAACTTAGAAAATTAGGAGTAAAAGTTAATTTATTACCTATTGGAAATCTAGAATTTGAAAGCAAAGAGAAAGAAGATATATATTGGGGTCTTGAGAATTCAAAAACCACAGAGACTACTGTTCCATCAGTTAAAGTCTGGCATGCCCATAATTGCTCGTTTCCAGAAGTTTTGACCGGTCCTCACTACCAGATGCCTATATTTGAACTTGATACCTTTACTGAACAAGAAAAATCAGAACTATCTAAAGTACAGATTATTAATTGTACTAAATGGGCTGAAGAAGTCTGTCATAAAAATGGTCTCACGAATACTGTCGGGATTGTGAATCTTGGATATGACCCGGGAATATTCTATCCTAAAGAACGACCTAAGAACGACCTGTTCACAGTTTTGAACGTAGGGAAGATTGAGATTAGAAAAACTCATGATTTGATTCCAGATATTTTTTCTACTGCTTTTTCAAAAGCAGACCAAGTTTCATTAATTATGAGTTGGGGTAATCCGTTTTATTCTGAAGACGAAACAAATTCATGGCATAGATATTATGATAAAAAATTAAGTGGTTACAATGTATCCTTTATTGGTCGTACTAATAATCAAGAACAATTAGCTAATATAATGCGTTCTGCTGATGTCGGATTGTTTCCAGCTAGAGCAGAAGGTTGGAATTTAGATATGTTAGAAATGATGGCTTGTGGAAAACCGTGTGTAACTACAAATTACTCAGGACATACTGAATTTATAAATAATATTAATTCTTTATCTATAAAACCTGTTGAATTTGAATTGGCTATTGATGGAAAATGGTTTTTTGGTGCTGGTGAATGGATGAAAATTACTAATGAGACTATAAAAGAATTAGCACGATTATTACAATTATATTATAAAAATTGGAAAGAAAATAGTCTACAAAATATTTCTAGTACTGTTGAAAATTTCACATGGAAAAATAGCGCAAAACAGCTTCTTTCGTGTATAAATAGGTAGAATAGTAACACGAAAGGGACATATGGCACATTATACAAAAATTACAGATGAAATTAAAAATAGACTAATGGAAGATTATGAAAAAGTTGGACCGTTAAAATTATCAATTGAATTTGGTATTAGTGAAAGAACAGTTAAAAGAGCTGCTAAAAAACTTAAATTAAAAACTGACCGGTCATTAATACATACTATATATAAATTAAATAATAATTATTTTTCTATTCCTAATATTGAAAATTCTTATATTGCAGGTCTAATATTGGCAGATGGATATATTAAAAAAAATAAAATTGTTATTAAATTAAATCAAAAAGACAAGGAATATTTAGAAACTCTTAAATATAAAATTGCACCAAATCATCCAATATTATCTTATTGTTTTCAAAATAGATTTTGTTCTATTTTAACTATTAATTCTAAACAAATGGTTTTAGATTTAAAAAATAATTATGGAATAACTCATGAAAATAAAAAAAATGTATCTTTTGATTTTCCTGATAATTTAAATATTGAATATCAATTATCTTTTCTTTGTGGTTTTATAGATGGTGATGGTTGTATACATGTGTCTAAAAATAGACCAACTCTAACAATTATTGGTTCTTTATTATGTTTAGAAAAAATTAGAACTCTTTTGCAAAGAGAAATAAAAACTAGAGCTGTGTGTATATATCAACAAAATAAAATCTATGTATATAAGATTCATGATAAATTTGTAAAAATACTTAAACAAACAATACTTGAATACTGTCCAGAACTTATTCATATTTGGATGAAAAGAAAATGGGATAAAATATAATGCATCAAGAAGAAGATATTGTAGAAGTTTCTTATTTTAAAGTAGATGAAAATGGTTTTTTGGTCAAGGTATCTGGGGTGAAATTACTTCAGATAATATTAAATCTTTTGCTCATCAATTAAAAGAAATTTATTGGCTATGGCTAGATAACAAATATGATTCTGGACAAGATGTGTCTAGTTTTACTTGGGAACACTCATCCAAACAATTATTGGAGATTTTAAATGGCAACAGTAACTTTTCAACCTAAATATCAAAATTTAAGATTTGATGATATAAAAAATAAACCAGGTATTTATAAATTTACCAAACCTGGACCGGTTACATTAGATGATATCATAAGAATAGTAGTACTTAAATTAAGAAATAATGAATTTTTAGTATTACACTATAATGAGAACGGCTTTACTGTATTAGATGGAGATATTAAATATGTTTATCAAGGTAGCGAATTTACTTTTACTCCAACCAACGAAGTTTTAGTTATAGGTGAATAATGCATCAAGAAGAAGATAAATTAGGTACGCCATATTTTAAAATTGACCAAAATGGTATGATGGATGTTGTTGGAGATTTTAATCCTGAAACATTAGCTGATATATTATTCATTATTAAACAGCCAGACTTCTTAGAAAAAACTATAAAATATCTATCACAAAAGTTTGCTGGTACAGAGTTTGAAGAAAGATTTATGAAAAGAATTGAAGTTCAATCTGGTCTTATGAAGATTATAGAAGAAGCTTTTGTACATCCTTTACAATCCTGGAAAGGTTTAAATGAAAATTAGATTTAGATTGTTAAGTCCTAAAGATAAAAAATCATATTTAGAGCTAATGTCTGTATTTGGTATGGTAGACTTAAATCAAACTCAATGGGAAGCTTGGTATGAAGTTTATGACGAATCATACAAAGAAGTATTTCTAGGTATTGTAGATGATGTTAACTTGGGTGAAATTGTAGTTTGTAGTGCATCCTTGTTATACGAAGAAAAAGTATACCACAATATGGGTAAGGCAGCTCATCTAGAAGATGTTGTTGTTTTACCTAAATATCAGGGACTAGGAATTGGAAAATCATTAATTAAATATATGATTGAACAAGCTAAAAGTATGGGATGTTACAAAGTAATACTTGATTGTTCTAACAAAAATGTTGGATTTTATGAAAAACTTGGTTTTAAACAACATGAAATAGGCATGAGGATATCTTTATGATGCTTTGTAAAGATTGTGGTGTAGATACAGAGCTTGAATACTATATGATTCATGACTATCTATGGAAAATAGCTAATAATAAACATGAAGATGGTTTTTTATGTGTTGGTTGTATAGAAGAACGACTTGGTAGACAGTTGAACAAAAAAGATTTTACTGATTATCCAATTAATGATATCAATTCTTGGAAAAAATCAGAAAGATTAAAATCGAGGTTAATAGATAATGGTTAATTGGTGGATAGATGGAGAAGAGTCTGATTTTATATTAAATAAAGAAAGTAAAAGTAAATGATTTTGTTTTTTGATATGGATGGTGTACTCGCAGATTTTAATAAAGCTGTGTGTAATACTTTTGGACATGACCATAAAGTAGTTATTGAAAACTGGAGTGATGATTGGGCTATTTGTTCTCAACTTGGAATTACCAAGGGACAAATGTGGAAAAAAATTGATGCTATCCATGACTGGTGGGAACATATTCCTCCGCACGACTGGCTTAAATCTTTATTAAATTTAGCTGACCGATATGAAAGCTATATTCTTTCCGCCCCTCATATCACACCTTCTTGTGCTTCTGGTAAGATAGCATGGTTAAACAAACATACTAAGTTTAATGGTAGAGTAATCCTTACTAAACATAAACATTTATGCGCGGCGCCAAATAGAGTTCTAATTGATGATAATGATTTAAAATGTAAAGAATTTAAGGAAGCTGGCGGTCAAGTAATTCTATTTCCACAAGTCTGGAATAGTAATAGACTCTTTGCTAATGACCCACTTAACTATGTCTATAATGAACTAGAAAGAATTGAAAATGAAACCAAGAGGTTATTTTGAATATGATGCTAGTCCAAATTGTCATTTCTTAATTATTGATAAAAATAAAAAAGAAGTTACTGTAGGACAAGGTTCTGTTGCGCCATTTGTAACCGAAAGAATTAAACTTGAGGATTTTTTACCTGAAAAGTTTGTTCAATTTTCTCCAGATAAAATTATAGATATGAAAAATTATGTCAACTCTTGATACTTCAAAAATTATTCCTACTCATAATAGGTTTCGTAACCCTCAAAAGGCCAAAGAATTAATTATGGTTCGGGATTATTGTGATTTAATATTAAATAATCAACGAGGACCTATAGTTCTTATTCAAACGGAAGATAATCAATTATGGTGTCATGATGGACATCATAGATTAGCTGCTATAGATTATCACTATGGTAAAATAGATGAATGTTATGTAGAAATTAAAAAATATACTTATCTAAAATTAGATTCGGTTAACTTAAATTGTGGATACGTAACACCTTACGACCCAAGAACAGAATGTCGATTGCCTGATTTTTGGGAATACAAATCTGATACACTAGATGAATTAACAGAATGGTATGTTCTTGATAAAGAAAAATATATAGAAAACTGGTCTAAAAAATATAGTTATAGATATAAAGAAACTAGAATAATACATACGTTGAGGGAATTATGCAATACAGTCTTATAGTAGCAATGGATGATTATAATGGAATTGCAAAAAATGGAGATATTCCTTGGCGCATATCTGAAGACATGAAGCACTTTAAAGATACTACCGAAAATCATGTTGTAATTATGGGAGGAAATACTTATCGTACTCTTCCAAGAAGAGAACCTCTTAAAAATAGATTAAATATTGTAATTTCTAAAAAAGAACTCGATACTCTGCGTTATTTATATTCTACTGACGATGAAGATTATACTCAATATAAGTCATTATGGAGTATGGGTTTTTTATTTGTTGATTCACCAGAAACAGCCTGTAAAGTATGTGAAAACATTAAAGCTGACAGACCTTTTGTAATTGGAGGAAAACAAATCTATGAATGGTTTTTAAATAAATATTTAATAGATGAAATGGTAGTTACTGGTATTTCTGGAAATCATAACTGCGATACAAAACTATGTTTTCCGTATCCATTTGGTTTTAAATATGTTATTACTAAGACTCTAAATACAAAAATCTTAGGTAAATTAAATATATATTATTATAAAAAGGAAAATATGTATGTCAAATGAATTAGATACTCTCAAAAAAGAAATTGAAGAATTAAATAAAGATATAGAAGTAATTAAAAAAGTTCTTGATTTACATAATGAAATATTTATTAAATTATTGAAAAGATTAGAAACATTGGAAAACATGAATAAGACATTAGATAACATGAATAAAATAATAGATATGCTAGAGAAAGGCATTTAATAATATATGAACAATTTAGACACTCAGTATAAAATCTTAGTTGAAGACATTATTAATAATGGTACTTGGAAAAATAATAGAACCGGAATTAGAACTAAAACTGTTTTTGGTAAAATGATTCGACATGATATGTCTGAGGGATTTCCATTACTTACAACTAGACGTTTACCAATAAAAAGTACATGGATTGAACTTGAAGGTTTTATTCATGGTATAACGGATAAGGAATGGTATCAAAGTCGAGGCTGTCATTTCTGGGACTTTTGGTGCAGACCAGATTATGTTTCTAAATTAAAAGGCAAGGAAAAAGAGGATGCTCAATTAATAGAGCCTGACTTGGGACCAATTTATGGTTATCAGTGGCGTAAATTTAATGAACATTATCCTTCAGATGGTGATACTAGTGACCCATACTCTATGAATGGTGTAGTATATGGTTATGACCAGTTCTGGAATATAGTAGAAAATATTCGCACTGGAAACGATAACCGACGTCTTATTTGCTCTGCTTGGAATCCAAACCAATTGTCTATGATGGCACTACCTCCATGTCATATGTTCTGGCAGGTAAACATCTTAGATGGAAAACTGAATCTATATATGTATCAAAGGTCTATGGATATAGCCTGTAATCAATCTATTGTTACTTATGGAACGTTATTACATCTTTTAGCTAGAGAAGGAAATTTAATTCCTGGCGAATTAATTATAGGAGTTGGAGATACACATATTTACGAACCTCATATTGAATTATTACAAAAACAAGTTCAACGACCAATGTACAAATTACCAGAATTAAAATTTAATACATATAACGATATTTTAAGTTGGACACATAAAGATTGTTATCTTGAAAATTACCAAGCAGGAGAACAGATTAAATATCCGGTTGTTATATAAGTTTGTATCCTTGTTTGTTTGTTTTTATTCTATATCTTATAGTTTCTGACGTAACACCTAATTTAGTAGCAGCATCTTGTAAAGATTTATACAGAATACCATCTATCTCAACCGGTTTTGCATTTTTAGAATTGTTTTTATGATATTCTGATATTTTCTTTTTGGTTTCTTCTGAGTGTTTTTTTCCATAAAAAGAATTATTTGGGCCTGAAAAGTTACTCATTCTACATTTATGACATTGTGTTGCTTTTGGTTGTATTATATTTCCACACTTACATAATGGTTTCGATATTCCACCTTGCCAATTTGGATTTTTATCTCCTTTAAATTTATTTGATAGTTGAATTTTGTCAGCGTCTGACATTTTTATATATCTATTTTTACTAATTATAGATTGTTTATTTTTAATTGATTCTAAATGTGGATGATTAGAAATATTATCTCCTCCACCAACAGAACCTAAATTATATTCTGGATTAATACGATTTATCCATTTTAATTCATCTTCAAAAAGATTTGATGAATATTCAAGAATTGAAAAAATAAATTTATTTTCTCCGTATTTATTCCATGCTCTTTGAAGATATAAACAATGATGTTTATTATGTCTTAATTGATATAAATGGGTTTTATATCTTTTTTCAAAATTTTTTGTGCTACCAATATAACATTTTCCATTTTTAAGGTTATAAATCATGTATACGCATTTAATCATATTTTATCTTTCTGATAGTGTTTGTGGTATATCTCAAAATATATACACTGTTTTTGTCTAAAATATATAAAACTAGGAAACGATATGAAAAAGTATATTAGATGGGAAGAACTTAAATTAGATGATGTTTTAGATGATGAATCAGATATCGGTTCTGATGATGAAAATAATCAGAAAAATATAAATCTAATTCAAAATATGATGAATAATCATATTGTTACTCCGTTTGGTGTTTATCGTGCTGATAGTCAGTTGAATCCATTAAATGACCGTATTATATTGATTGCTAATACAAATTTTAATTTAACAGCTAAGTTAATTCAGAGTATTTGTGATGTTGAAGGTGTAGAGTCTATACGTGTTATTTCTAGATATAATATGGTATTAATGGTTGGTTCTTTATTTGACGAAAGTTCAGTAGTTCAAAAAATTAATCGAATTTGCGGTATTGACGACCCGTCAGTTTCTCTTGAGAATTTAACACAAGAAGAAGCAGATTTGATTATTAAAGCGTCAGAAAAGGCTAAGTATTGGCTTGCTTATTTATTTCCAAATGGTAAATATTGTATTGAAAAATTTGACTCTCTAGACAAATTAGAAGAATCTATTGATTATTTCAAAGAATTAAATGGTTTTTCTACAGGTAGACTTTTTTGCTCAGAAAAATTGGAGAATTATCTTGAAGACGATTTCGAATGAAGAATATTATGAAGCATATACTAATGAGCAATACAAAAGTATTATTTCAAAAGCAATGTCACCCTTTAAAATAGACAGATTTGAAGCTGTTAGAATAAAAGATGACGCATTATGGATGGCACTTCAAACACATGACCCTAAACGTTCCAAATTTGAAACATATCTATATAACAAAGTAAGATGGATGTGTAGAAGACAAGTTTGGTCTAGGTCGCCAAAAAATAAATCTTTTCATAATAAAATGGAAGTTCTTAAGGAAATGGATATTAAAAAATTAAATAAGTCATATGACCCAATTTCAGACCATATAAATAAAATGCAGTGTGAAGAAATATTAAGTACATTGAATGATGATGATAGACAATTGTTAATTGATAGATTCTTCTTGTCTAAAACTTACAAAGAAATAGCAGATAAAAAGAACGTGTCAATTCAACGAATTGAACAAAAAATTAAAGATTTGCTCGAAAAAATAAAATCTAATTTTATAAACGATTTTGAAAACTCCGTGTATAAATAGGTGAGATAACCTATAACGGAGAAAAACATGGCACAACAAAAAATTATTTCAGGCAACGCCTATAAGTTGTATATCGGGAAAATTATGGCTGCGGGAGCGGTATCCGATACTACAAAATGGGCTGATTTGTCCCTAAGAAATACAGCAAAAAATAACGCATCACAAGATACTACAGTTGCACAAACGACAACTGCTGGTGTAAGAAAACCATATTCTGCTGGTACTTTCTTGTACCAAGTTAAAAATAAGTATGTAATTCGCAGTGTCAGCGATACAATCAGTGGTGTAACTACTAATATTGTAAGACTTGTTGGGTCTGACTACAATCGAGTTGCTCACTCTCCATCTCGCGGAAATCGTCGGTACAATATTACCTCTTGGAATTATGTAACTGGTGCCGCTACTAAGGGAGTTAATGCTGGTGACCAAGTCAATTTCCATGATATTGCAGCTAATAATGACAACCTATCTGTTGAAGTTATGGCACCCAATGTAATTCCTGGTGAGTTTACTTATAGAAACGGTTCAGCTAATCCAGTCAACGCAGACTACATTAATAGTGATGGATATTAAAATATAAAACAATAATATCTAAATTTTAATTAGGGCGCGTATTTAATAGTAGATACGTGCCCTTTTTAATTAGCGAGATATTTATGTTTTCTATAAATATAGTAGAATATTCTAACTGGCTAACATTTTTATCTATAGCCATTCCAATTTTTTTAGGTTTTTGCAACTGGTTACACAAAATGTATTCAGAAGTGAAAAAAATTCATAAAGAATTAACACCTAATGGTGGTAGTTCTCTTAGAGACGCAATAAATAGAGTAGAAGCAAGAGTTGAAGTAATAGAATTTGCTCAACAAATCTCTTGGGATTTTGATACTATTCCAATTTTTAGAACAACCGGTGACGGACTATGTTTATGGGTCAATCAAACTTATCTGGACTTAGTTAAGCGTGGAAAAGACTTTTTATTAAACAAGGGTTGGGAATCCTGTATTCATGACGAAGATAGGGAAAAGGTTGTAAAAGAATGGGAAAATGCTTGTTATGACGGTCGTAACTTCGACATGTCTTGTCGGCTGGTCGATGTTAATCAGAACGTAATACATTGTCGAGCCAGAGCTTTCGGCTCAAAAAAAACTGGATACATTGGCTTTATTTCGGTAATCCCAAATTAATTTTGAAAATTTTTTGAAAAAAATGATTTTTGCCTTGAAAAAAGCGACAAGTGATGGTATAACAACTGTAGAAGAGAAGGCAAAGAAAAGTGTTAGACAAATTAAAATCAATACTGAATAGTGGTACATCAACATCTCCACAATTTAAACTAGATTTAACAGACTTCAAGAAAGTATGCAGAACAGGTTTATTTGTTGGAGCGAGTGCTGGTGTAGTATACATTATGAGCAATCTAAATGTTATAGACTTTGATGGTAAAGACCAAGATACTGGAATTAATCTTATTATTGTAACTATACTCTCTTTTGTGTTGGATGGTGTTAATCGATACATTAAGAGTAATACAGAAGAAAAACAAGAGGATAAATAAATGGAAAACGTATTTGGCATAATTGTTGTGTTAATTGGTGTTTATCTTAAGTTTAATAGCGACTCAGATTTAAGTACAATTAAAGCATATTCAGCAATGGCTGGTGGTATTACATACCTCGGATTAAATAACTGGCCACTAGTTAAATCATACTTTAGTAAAGTTACGAAGAAAAATAATCCTGAACAGATTTTTTCTCCTAAAGAATATGAACTCCATGACACAAATTGTCTCATACATTTAAGAAATCGGTGTATAGAGAATGGTTCTAAAGAAGGCGTCGAAACATGTGCAAAGTTAAATGCAATCATGTTCGGTTTTAAAAAGGTAGATAAAGAAAATGAACCGGTCCTGGATAAAGTCAATTAAGTACACATTACCTTTTCTCTTGCTTTTTTCTGGTTGTGCCGATATTACTAATAAAGCAAATATGGTAATTAATCAGGCTGTCTCTAATAGAGAAGCACAAGATGTGGCTAATGCTATGTCTGAATTATCAGACAAAGATGTTACAATACTGTATAAACAGTACTCTGGTATCTCTGAATTTTTAGAAAATACGAACTATATTAACAATACAACAAGCATTGATAATACTGTTAATAAATTCATAGAAATCTATAATTTAGATATTAAAAACAATAAATGGGAATTATTTATAAATAATTTTCTTACTAGCAAACATTATGATGATGCTAAAAAAATAGTAGAAAATGTGTCTGATGAAACAAAGGAAATTTCAAAAAGACAAATAATCGCAGATTTCCGAATCTTAGCTGAGGGCGCTAAGTTGCGATTGGAACAAAAAGGTGTCAATAGATAATTTTCTAAACCTTGATGGTTGGGTTGAAGATAAAGAAGCAGTACAAACTGTATTAAAATCTTTAAAAACACCATATTTTGGCGATATTATCCCAATCAAGGGAACTGGTCGCGGTAAAATAACACTTCTACATAAAGCAGTAGAAAAGGTCGCTGGTTATTTTTATATCTATCTACAAGAGATAGGTGATTGCGTAGCAAACGCTCAAGCAGGTGCAATTACGTCATTATCTGCCATTGAAATTTTCAATGGTGATATGGAATCTTTTGGTGGTATAATTGCTCCAGAACCTATTTATGGAGATGGTCGCCATTTAATTGGTAAGGACCAAATCTCTGGAGACGGTTTAGTTTCTGCTTGGGCATGTCAAGCCACACAAAAGTATGGAACTGTTGTTCAGGGTAAGTATGGTAACATTGATTTAACAAAATACTCTGGTGCAAGAGCTAGAGAATGGGGTTCTAGAAAAGGTGTTCCACAAGAACTAAAACAATTTCAAAAGAACCATTTAGTTAAAACATTTACTCAAATTAATTCTTACGAAGAAGCTATTGATGCTATTGCTAGTGGATACCCAATTGTATTTGGTGCACAAGCTGGCTTCTCAACAGTAAGAGATAAATATGGATTTGCTCGTAGAGCAGAAAATTGGTCACACTCTCAATATATTATTTCAGCAGATGATACAACAAGACCAGGATTACTGGTAGTAAATAGCTGGGGTAAAAATTGGATTTCTGGACCAAAACGATACGAACAACCGGATGGAACCTACTGGATTACTCCAGAAGATGCTAACTATATTTTCAGACAGGGTGATAGTTGGGCCATTAGTTCATATGATGGTTTTCCAGTTAAGAAATTTAATCTGAAAAGATGGGGCGGTATTAAGTCATGAAGAAATTAATTCCACTATTGATAATTATTATTCTATTAATTCCTGATGTAAGAAAAAATGTAGACAAGTTTTTCTTGTATAGTTCAGAAGGAATGGTAGCAACACAAATTCTTTGTACAGAACAAGAAGTCAAAGATGATAAAAAAGATGATACAGATATCGATACAAAGTACAAATGTAATACCTGTAAAGATACGGGAATAATTAAACCAGATGGTGTAGTTGAAATTCCTTGTCCAGATTGTAGAGTACCAAAACAAACTAAATGTGCATGTTCAAGAAACTGTGGTATTGAAGGATGTTTATGTCAATCAAGTAGAACAGAAAAACCTGAGGAAAGCAAGAAAGAAGTTGCCCAAATGGTTCGCAAAGTAAAGCTTTTTACTCAGCCATATCGTTGCGCGCCATGTAAAGAATGGGAAAACCAAGTTAAGCCTAAATTAATCGCAGCCGGTTTTAAAGTTGGTAAAAATGATACAGATGATATCCAAGAGATTGACCCTATTACCATCGTAAATGGTGTGCAAGTTACTCATCCACTTTGGCTCAAATATTCCGCTAAAAGCGGCGGTAGCATTCCTTTCTTCCTTGCTTTTGAGGGTGATAATTTAGTAGATTCTAAAATCGGTTTTATTAACGAACAAACAACTTTGGAGATGCTAAAAAAATAAGGATATAATTTGATAAAATATGCAAAAGGTATAATACAATTGTTTGTTATTATATTGGAAGTAATTATAATATTTATTGGAATAGTACATAAATTATGGGAAAAGTACTGGTAGCATGTGAATTTTCTGGAATAGTACGAGAAGCATTTAAAGCACAGGGTCATGATGCATGGTCCTGTGATTTGTTAGATAAGGAGATTCCTGGACAACACTATAAATGTGACGTTTTAGATGTCCTAGATAAAGGGTGGGACTTAATGATAGCTCATCCACCTTGTACATATCTTGCTAATTCTGGTGTAAGATGGTTGTATAATAAAAAAACTGGAATGAATCAACAAAGGTATAATGAGTTAGTTCAAAGTTGTGATTTTTTCAAAACATTATTAAACGCTAATATACCACGAATTTGTATTGAGAATCCTATTCAGCATTTCTATGCTAAAGAAATAATTATGACGGATTACACTCAAATAATTCAACCATGGCAATTTGGATACGGTGAAACAAAAGCTACATGTTTATGGCTTAAAAACTTACCTAAATTAACTCCAACTAATATTGTATCAGGAAGACAACCAAGAGTACACCAAGCAAGCCCTGGTCCAGATAGATGGAAAGTCCGTAGTCGGACTAATCAAGGTATTGCAGATGCAATGGCCGAGCAGTGGGGTAAACTAATATGATACCAACTTATAATGAATTCGTTCAAAGCACCGGACCAATTGATGTACTTGACCAGATTCTTTCTGGAACATTTCAAAATAAATGGATAAGCTTTACTCGAAAAGATTTTTCCTTTAAAGTTTCCAAAAAAGATGATAAAATAGTAATAGACTTTCTTGATAAACCAGTCGTAATTGTGAAATATATGTTTAGAATGCAAACAGAACTAATTTCTGTAACTATTGATAATGATTATATTTACGTAAAGACTGGATTGATGACAATTCCAATTTCTAGAAAAGATTTAGAATCATGAAATATTTTGGTAATGATGAAAAAAATCAAGTTTGTTCCGGTATTCTTAAAAGTCAAAAATTAAGTGTATTTGATTTAGCTGAAAAACTAGGAACGGAATATTTAGATTTTCAGATTGATTTTGGAAAAAAATGTGGATTTGAACCAGACCCATCTTTGTCTAATGATGGAATGCTCAAATTTTTATTAACAGATAATCTTAAAAAAAATATTACACCACAAACAACAGGAATTCCTGCTGTCGTATTATGGTGGATTGCTTCTTATATTATTAATTACGTGGTCGAAAAATTGATGGAAAGATATTTTCAAGAAAAGAATGGATAAAATATGATGCTTAATGAACCGTTTATCTGGGAATCTTGGTCTAAAAAAGCTGGATTCAAAGAACTCTTAAAACCGTCACCAAATGTGATAAAGCAAAGAGAATCGGTCATTGAGCAACCTTGTAAAATTACTCAGTTTTTTGAGAGTGAACGTGCTGCTGGAAGAGATACAAAAGTAGCATATATTAGTTGTGATTGTCCCAAGTGTAGGATTCATTGTTGACCCTACGGGGTTTTGCCTCATGTGAGTAAGTAACTCAATCTCCCTGTCACGGAGAAGTTCCGGGCAATATTAATACATAATTTATTAGAAAAATAGTAATATTCGGGTGTGGGCTAGTAGACGATGCCGCTTTGTTTGGAACGAAGAGAACGTGAGTGCAAATCTCACCACCTGGACTATGGGTCTGTTGACTACTAAGGAGTAGTACCCGCTTTGCACGCGGAGTTTTTGGGAGCGTTACCCGCAGTATCCACTTACACTCTATCAGACGGTGGTGATTATGTCGATTGGTCTCCAAAATCAACGTTTAGCGGGTGCAATTCCTGCGTAGAGTGCTGGAGGAAAAAATGAAAAGATGGTTTATTGGAATTGGTGATTGGTGGTTAGCTACTCCATTTTATAGTATGGAAGAGGAACCTGAAACTTTGTATGAATATTCTAGACCAAGGATTAACATGGAACAATATCCTAGAGCAGAAGGAATATCTCCTGCTGAAATGTTTGATAGCTTGGCCTCGGGCGAGGAAGAGACCCTTTGAAGGTTTCTAGCGGGGTTCGAGTCCCTGACGAGCTACTGGTTGCAAAATATGAGACCTAATTCGTTTTGGAGAAAATAATGTTTGAAGTTGAGTCACATATTGTTGATGGTAAGAAAAAAATTAAAAAGATACTAAAATTTCCAGCATCAAAAGACGAGATAGAATATATGGAAAATTGTGCTAGATTGGGCGCTACGCTATTCGACCACATCTCTAACGTTGATGGATATTCTGTTATTGATGACATTTTATATCTTACCTGCCTTGAAAAGGAAACCGGAATAAACAATGAGTGCTGAAGCTGGTCCGGTGACAGCGCTAGACTGAAAATCTAGAAAGTCCAGTTCGACTCTGGAGAACTCAATTATGTACAAACTGAATAGACATAACAAGTTAAAACCAAAAGCAGGAAATAAATGGTGTTGGGCTTGTGATAGAGAATTAGTTGGTGACGGTGAAAAATGTCTAACATGTGGTAAAAGAGACCATAAATATAGACTGAAATATAACAAGAGAAATTACAGTGTTCTGGACTAAAGCAAGTCGCTGCTGGCCAGCGGAAATTGAGGTGCGAGACCTTGGGACACTGCTTGACTACTTTACAGCATCTTTTAACCTAAAAAGTTATCGATGTAAGTGATTTAAGACGCAATAGAATGGAGAAATCCGCGTCTTCACAAAAAAACCAAACACTCGTAAACGAGTAAGTAGTCAGTTTTAGAAGGATAGGTCTGTTGGTAGACCAATTTACCTGCTAAGTAAATGCCCCGAAAGGGGTCACAGGTTCGAGCCCTGTTCCTTCTGTTTAATGATTGAAACGATTAACTCTAAAAACTTTTTAGAAGAAGATTCTTTAAAGTATTTTTGTGAAGAGGTATCAAGAATACATAGTTCAATTTGTTTCTCTAAACATGCTTGAAGGGAAACAACTTGGAAAGACCTATTGAGTTGTCCGAATGTCGATAATAGGTAGACAAGACTTTAGCGTAAAAGCACACCTAATATACGGGCCTGTAAACAGTAGACGATAGAAATTTAACCAGTAATCAATCTGGCGTCATTGTTTGGTGAAAACTTATCGATGGCCTTCGGGGTCGGTAAGTAAACCGAGTTCGAGTCTCGGTAGCGTCCATAACTCTATTTTAATGTGTTTACACTCCTAAACCGAGTAAGTCTACTATGTGGGCCAGAAGGATAGGTAATAGAGTTTAATATAGTCCGTCAAAGCTTTGAGACGTAGCCCTCGACGGGGCAATAAGCACATGTCCGGTTAGTTCAGTGGTAGAACGCCTGATTTTCAGTCAGGTCACGGGAGTTCAATTCTCCCATCGGATGCTTGAAAAATCCCGGCCACAGGGATAAAATATTGTTGTGGTAGGACTCAAAGAAAGGAAATTTGAAATGCAAGCAAAGAGTTTGGTGATGACTGTTCGTGGACAAAAGCGTCGTGTATCAATCCTAAAGCAAAATGCTGATGGAAGTTTCGCCGCAAGAATTCGTGAGCCTGGAACTTACTCCTCAATTAGGGGAACGGTAAGAGCCAATAAGTTGGGAGTTATGGTGTTTAAGCCAAGTAATCCAGACAGATTATAATAACTTACTAGCGGACGTAGTGGTCAGCGTCCAATTACCAAAATAAATGCCCACATCTGCGTCTATCTTCCAATTGGCAGGAAGGAACTTTTCCAAAGTTCTAATTTCGGTTCGAGTCCGAATAGTCGCACTAGACTTCACACAGCAACTATAAATTATAAACTAATGTCGTAGTTAAAAAGGGAAGTCTGTATATTCTCATGAGCCGACTAGTTGGTTTGTCGGGCCAAGCTGTTAACTTGTGTCGTACTTAATTGTACATGTAGGGTCGCCACCTACCGTGAGAGCTTAGACTGTTTTCAGCAACTATTATACACTTTTAATGTAACCTATACAGTCTGATTTTAGGGATAATTAAATGATTGGATTATTTTGGTTATTTTATATTTTTGTTCTATTAAAAGATGGTAGCATAAAAGTATATGATAAAAATGGAATTGAATGGAGACCAATAATGGTCTATTCAATGCACTGTATTGCTTTATTGTTTGAACTTATTGGTGAAATATACATTATTAATATGGTTTTGAATTAATTGGATGAAACAAAAATAATTACTCGATTCGCCTAGTGGTATGGCATCTTCTTTACATGGAGAAATAATACTAGTTCAATTCTAGTATCGAGTACTT